AAACAAGTTTTTCTTGGTCTACAAATTCCATATTTTGTAGTAATTGGAATAAATCCATGTTTTGTTTCTTATCTATATCATTTTTACCAGCTATAGATGGTAACACAGATGCTTTGAAATCAAATTGTCCAGTTAAGTCGTCTTTTTGTATTAAAGGAAATATATCTGCTCCATCATCTCCTGTTATTCTAATAATCATATCTTCAGTAAAAAATTGTCCGTACATTGAAATCCATTTTCTCATTACATCAGAATAAGCTTCTCCTAAATGATTTATGTATAATCTTATACGTTCTAATGTTGATTCTCTTAAATGTCTTACTTCAGTAGCACTTGCTCCTCCTCCACCAGCTCCCATTGAGAAGTCATCTACACCAGAAGCATATCTCATATCACTCTTTAATAATTCTTCTTCTCTGTATGCGCTTTGTTTAACATCTGAGAATTGAATTTCTCTTACGCCATTTGGGTCAGCTGAATAAACAATACCGAAAGGTCTTACAACTAATTCATCTTTGTTTATATTTGCTAAAGGATTTACAATCCACATTTTATGAATATTTAAAGTAACTGCATCTAATCTTTGGTTCTTCATTGTATTTAACATGATTTGTGGACTCTCTAAAATCAAAGGTAAGCCCTTACCTTCATATTCAAAAGGTAATTTTAAAAATGGAATACCAATGAAAGGTGTATCTTTAAAATCATAAGGATTTGGTATTTGTCCTTTTCTTAATACAGGAATATCATTTACCATTACTGCATATTTATCTTGAAAAGGTCTCCACCATTCTATAACTTCGTATATATTTAAATCATCTGTAGCTTGATTTTTATACATCTCAGCTCCTAAGCCACTAGACCCTGCTTTGAAATCATCTCCTTTATTAATAGTATCATGATTAAATTTTGTTTCTCTTCTTACACTTGAATAATCTTCTAAGTCTCCTGCATTTGATGCTAAAGCAATAATTAATCTTTTTTCTTCTGCATATGGATATCTTCTTCTTATATCAGCTTCTGTTAGAAGTAAACGTTTAAACCAATATTGTTTACTTGCTGCTGGAATATTATGCCAATCGTACCATAGACTATAATTGTCTACAGCTTCACAGAAAGGTGCATCATAAAATGTTCTTTTTTCTTTTTTCCATTTCATTTTTTTCTTTTTCAATTCTTTGTCATCTAAGAACTCATATTCTCTTACATCTTTTTTCCATCCTACTTGTAAATATCCCATTCCATAAATCAAAGAAGCTCTTGTTGAATCTTCTGCAACTGTATCCATACCAGAGATTTCCCAAGTATAGTCACATAATTGTTGTATTTTTTCAGATTTAATTTGGTCTTCTTCTGTTCTACCTTGTACTGTAAAATCTGGTCTAGCATCTAAAATTCTAGGCATCAGTGTTTCTACTGTAGCTTGAATATATGGCACGAAGATATTTGCCATCCATTTTTTGCCTAACTTTTTAAGTTCGTCTGCTCTATCTCCATTATAAGATATATAGAGTTTATATGCTCTATCTAATTTAGGTTTAATACAATTTTTAAAATAGATTCTTGCGTCATCTAATTGCAAATTGTATTCCCTCATCATTTTTACTTCCTTTTTACCACCCATTCTAGATGGATTATAGGTTTCTATGTTTTTCATAATGTTTTAATTAATAAGAAAAGTTAATTGGTAAATATTTTTCGTAATTTATTTGAGTTAATGGTTTACTATACAATGATTTAAAACCTTGCATTGCTATACCTGCTGAGAAAATGCAATCATCATGGAATCCATGAGGAGTAACCATATTAGCATTTTCATCATATACCATAATTGTCATTTCATCTAATAGTTCTTTACTATGTATGGTTATATCATTTTCTCTAACTGCTTGTGCTAAATCATCTATTAATAATTCTCTAGTCATCTTTGTAGTTTTCCATCCAAATTTATCACTGTTTTGTACTCCGAGACTTTCAAATCTAGCAGGTCTGAAATAAAGAGATGGATAAACACATTGTCTTAATGCTGTTAATGTTGTTAAACCATGATTATTTATCTCAACTACCATCAATGCATTATTATAAACTCTTCCCCATGTATCTAATTTCTTTCCAAATACATCTGGTGGTTTGTGTCCTATAAATCTTGCACATTCTTCTCCAGTTGCTCTATTCCAAATAGTAGCTACACTATAATCTCCTCCAACTACACCTTCGGATACATCAACTCCACATACATATAAAGCTCCCATTTCTGGTGGTTTATACATTACTAATTCATCTTTCTCAGAAACAATATAATCTTCTGCTCCTTCAATCTTAACTGTATCTCCAACTTTTAGTACACTATCTCTTTGTCTCTTTACAGCATTTTGGTCGAATACATTTCTACCAGATGCTAGAAACTCACAACCGTATTCTTGAGCAAATCTTCTTGGGTCATTCATTCTCTGTCTAATCTCATCAATTTGTTCTTGGTCATAACCCCACCACCAGCCGTATTCTTTTTTAGTATATCCGTTATTTTCAGTCATCCACATTCTATGGAACTTATTACCTTGTCCATTAGGTGTAGACTCGATTACCATTTTTCCTGTACTAGGTACTGAAGCTTCTAAAGCCATCATCTTATCTTCTGGGTCATCCCAAAAGGCTAACTCAGTTACGTGACAATTATGAACCACTCCACATGTTGTCAAAAAACTGTGTGGTTTATCTTTCAAAGATATATCATACACTAAATTCTCTCTTTCAACTCTTTTTATTGCTTTTATTCTATACCAGTAATATTTTTTTCCTCTACGTGAAAAATTATAACTTAAATTAACACCTGTTTTGTTTTTTAATAAACATCTTGCTCTATTAGTATTATAAATAGGCAGTGTATACCCTAATTTTTTACGTATTTTATAATTGTCTTTTCCTTGAAAATAAACATCTATTCTATTCTTAGTATCTATATCGTATCTTTTTGTTTTTGTTTCTCTAATTAAACAGAGAGCCTTCTTAATCCTTCTGCTAATTGTCTACTAGTTGTAGTCAATGTAACTCTTCTTACATCTTTAGTACATCCATCACCTTTTATCAAACCGTCTATTATTCCAAAAGAAAAATCCCAACCCCAATACCAAACTCTATTACTTATTCTTTTGTTGCTACTCCTAGAACCAAAATTATTTTCTAAAAATTTAGTAAAATTTTTTCCGTAAACTGTTATGACAGCTGACAGTTTTCCATCTTTATTTTGATAGTTAGTATGAATTTTTCCAACATATTGCTTTATCTCTGTTAAAACTTCTAAAACTTCATTGACTTCATTTCTATGAATACTTAATGTAAAACTATTTTCTCTTGAGGTTCCTTCTGCAAGATACCACCCTATTACTTCTCCTAATTTTCTAGTAATTTTAATTTTTTTAGGAGTTTTTATAGACCGTGATTCATATCCTTTTTTTATAAAAGATTCTAAAGGAACTTCTTTGATTCTATTTTTACATAAATAATAAGGATAAGCAATATAATCTTTATTTGTAATATCTTTTGTCTCTTTCCACACTTCTTTTCCTGTCTTATTCTCTCTAGTCAAAACTTTATGGTCTCCAGTTAATTTTAATTTTTCGTTCATTCCATAAAAATTTAATTCGTATAGTTCTTTTTCTTTACCTGAAGAAATTAAAGTAGCATTAACTTCTGAAAAACCACCTCTTCCATTTATTACCTTATCACCTTTTTTAATATCTTTTATATTTTTTACTGAAGAATCATTCATTAATACGTTTGTATCTCCAGACAAACAATTATGAATTGTATATCCTCTACCCACGTTAACAGTAGAAGGTAAGATTAAGATTTTAGAATCAATAGCTGGAAAACTAATTTCAGATTTTGAATTGTATTGAATAGTAGGTCTAAGTTCTATCGGTGTAGATTTATAAAAAGTTTTAACTTTTTCAAGTAATTCTGCTGTTAAATCTGAATTATATCCGATAAGTGCTGTATTAGTACAAGGTTTCATAATTGTACTATGGTAAAAGTATCCTACAGTTGCTGTAGAAAACCCCATTTGTCTTGCTTTAAGAATCATTATACGATTCTTTTCTCTCATTACATTAAAGATATCCTTTTGTGCTTCTCTTAATTTAAAAGGCAATAAAGAACCTGTGTCTTTACCTTTAATTTTTGTAAAATTCTCTAAATAGAATTTTGGGTCTTGAAGTTTTAATAAAGCATTTTCTTTATTCATATTAAGAGTATAGTTGTTTTGCTAATTCTTTTTCGTCTTTCTGTCTTTTTATAACTGAATCTGGTATTGGAGGTTCTTCTATAACATACTTTTCTATAACTTCTTCTTCTTTTACTTCTTTAACTTCTTCTGATTCTGCATCAACTATTTTCTCTGGTAATGCATCTTTATCAGCAGCTTGAAGAATAAGTTCTTCCCAACTATTAGCTGACTCTTCGTCTTTCTCATATTTTTCAAGTCCTAAAGATTTCATTAAAGTTTGTAATGTCTTTAATTTAATTGCTTCAGAATTACTATTTACTGCTAACTCTTTTAAACCGTCTACAATTATATCCATAGATAGTCCTGCAGATGATAATGCTTTATGATAATCCTTTCTTATAGAAAGTTTATCGAATGCAACCATAACCTGTGTAGCATTTCTAGCTCCAGTTATTTTAACAAGTTCACTTACGTCTGTAATACCATCTGAAAGTGCTTTAAGTAATAAATTTTGAATGTACGTATCTGGACGATACTTTTCTTGTGTAGAATTATTAAAAACTACAGGTTTTTTGTCTTCTTCATTCATATTATTTTTTTAATACAGGCTGGATTATAATCTGCGAAATAATATTCGTATTTATCACAACCTAGTTCTTCATTTTTATTTTTATAATAGTTTATAACATAATCCATAAATTCTGCGTAAGTCATTTCGTTCTCATCTCCGTGTTTAAGTAAATCTATTCTTTCATCCATATCTTTTACAAAATATAAACATTCTAGATTCATACATTTAAATGGATATTTAAAATCTTCTTCTATTGGATTGCCTATTTTTAAATCAGGAAAAAATTCATGTACATAACTGGTCAGAGACCTTGTCCAACATTTACTCCAATATATACCACTTACATCAAAGCCAACTAGGTTTTTAAATATATATGCCACTGCAATGTTATAGTTTATTCCACATGTTTTTGACTGGGCTGAACTTTCTAATGAAAAACCATCGTATATAATTCTAGTTCTTATCCATTCATACACAACAAGTCCATTAAAGAAATTCATTTCTGATTTCCATAATTGTTTTCTTGCTATTTCTACAAATTGTGTTATTGATTGTGGTCCATCTTCTCTAAATGTTATTTTTCCTGGTTTGTACTTTTTCTTTTTTTCTTTTGATGTATAAACAGGTCTGTATGTTTGTTTATAGTTCTTCATATTTATTTTTATTTTTTACATAACTGGTCCGCCTGGTATTTGTCCTGCTGGTATTTGTCCTGCTGGCATTGGTCCTTCAGGTATGTTACTACTTGGTAAAGGACCTGTTGGTGGTTTTGTACCTTCTGGCATTGCACCTTCTTCTAAATTTGCTTCATTCATTATATTTCTACCTCCAACGTCACCCATAGGGTCTAAAGATTTCATTGCGCCTTCTATTAATACAAGTAAATCTGGATTAGTTTTTTCTAAGTCTTGTAGAAAAGCACTTAACTGTTCTAAGTTACTTGGGTCTACTCCAATTTCTCTTAATTTAGAATAGAAGTTTTTTAATAATTCTATTTTCTTTTCTTTAATTCCTGCTTGTGACCTAATTGAATCTTTTTCAAAATTATCATTATTATCTTTAACTAATTTAAATTTTGATTCTAAATCTTTTCTTCTTAAGTCTTCTATTGAAATTTCATTTGGAGTCATTTCTTTATTTGGATTAACGTCTGGACTAATAGCAGCCTCTTGGCTTGGGCCGTTTCCTAAATCTGGAGCGTTTCCTTTTCCTCCTTTAAGCATATCTAATAAACTCATATTTTTTTATTTATGTAAATTAATTTTATAAGTTGGCCATCCAGCAATTGATGATAAAGCTTTTGCTGTTTTTTCTATAGCTGGGTCACTACTATCTACTCCCACTGAAGATTTACCTCTAGCTGCGAAGCCTAAACTTCTAGCACGGTAACTAGGTAAATAAGGTATTCCAGCTTCAGGTGTAATCAAACCTACTGGTGCACTGAATGCTGGTGGTACTACAGATTCTGCTAAACCTCTTGCTGTATAACCAGCCTTTTCTAATAAAGTTGCATCCTTTGGATATAATTGTTGTCCAAAAGAACCAGTTGATTCCCCAGTCATTGATGGTAGAATAATATAATCTAATAATACTTGTCCTTCAGGTGTAGCAAAAAATGGTGTTTTGTCTATCATTGCACCTATTTTTCCACCCAAAGAATCTTTATAATTTCTTTGAGATGGTTGAAAAATATTCATAGTATAATATGGTAACATGTTTTCCATATTTAAATATACTGGATTATCTTTAAAGAAAGGTAATTTCAACATTCCAGGTTGGTCAAGCCATTCGTAATATTTACTATCTAATGCTTCTTTCTCTAAAGGTGATTTTTGTCCAGATATTTCTTTTAGAGCATACTGTACCTTATTATAGAATGAAGGATTATAAGCTGCTGTTCTAGTTGCTAAAGTTACCATACCAGCTGCAAAAGAAATAAATGGTGCACCAAGTACTGGTAAGTTACGCATGATTTTTACAAATGAAGGCATAGCTTGATAGTTCATATAAATTTTAGAAGCAAGTTCAGTAGCTTTAGCTGGTTTAAATTTCCATAAATTTCTATCTGCTACTTTAATAACATCACTATCTAATACATTATAAGCTTTATGTAATAATTTTAGTTCTTTTTCTCCAATACCAGTATTAGTTAAATGCATTGATAATCCCAATCTATATAATTGGTCTGTTTTACTATATATATCCATTGGTACAGTTAAATATTTATGCATTGCTTTATAATATAAACTTCCTGCGTCAGCTTTTTGTTCTATTTTTCTCACAAAATCTGTAAATGGACCTGTTAATATTTCTTGTGATAAGAATGTTGTTTTAGTTTCACCCATTGCAGTTTCAACTGGAGATGTAGCTATTCTAAAATTTTCTTTAGGTCCTTTAGTTATTAAATCAGCTGTTGCATCTTCTGCTTTTTTGAAAACTTTACTACCTTTTTTTGCAGTTAAAGCATCATCAAACATCCTCATTGCTTCATCAGCATCTTTAGAAATTTTATTAATTTCATCAACATTACCTTTAGCTAATCTAATCATGTCATCAGTTTTTTCTTGAATAAATCTTTTTCCACCTAAAACAAATTTTGAATCTAGTGAAAAAATAGATTTAAATAAATCAGGATATTGTGTTATAAAATCTTCCCATCCTTCAGTTCCCACTAATTTTTGTAATGCAGACAAGTCATTACCTTTAATAATTTTATAAGCATTGTTCATACTTCTATAAAAAGAAGCATCTGCAATATTAATACCAGCCATACTTGTCATAGCTAAATTACCAACCATTGCATTTGTCATAGCTGTTGGTAGGTTACCACCAATTTTAGCTGTTCTGAATAAACCAATGAAATTAGAGTAAGCTGTTAATGTTTTAACAGTTGCGTCATTTTGTAAAATACTAGCATAAAAATCATCCACAGCTTTAATACCTGAATTAGTATAAAGTTCTCCTAATTGCATTCTCTGTCTTTCTAATACCTCTACTTTTGATAATGATTCTATGGGTTTTGATGTAAGTACTTTTTGTCTTTGTTTATATGATATATTTTCTAGAGAACCTTCACCTGCTAAATCATCTAATATACCTTTACTATTTTTTCCTACAGACTTGTTTGGATTAACAGTTTCCATAAGTCCTGTTGCTATATCTTCTCCTAATTCATCTGTTTTCAAAACTACTGCGCTTCTTTTATTTGATATTTTATTTAAAGAAATACCCCCTACATCATCAGTTAAATCTATAAAAGGAGTATTCGCTATGTCTGTTAATTTTGCTGTTTCATCTAATTTAGCTAAATCATTAGCTTTAATAACTTCTGCTTTCCACCATTTGTCATCTGAATAGCCAAATACTTTTTTCAAATATCTACCTCTTTCAGTTGCATCCATCTTAGAATTTAACATTAATGTAAACTCTTTCATTTTAGATGGAGATGATAACATATCTTTCCAAGATTGATTTGTTATTAAATCATAATTCACTCTACTCTTATTAGCAGCTGTTGCTATTTTTTTGTATAATTTTGGTAATGCAGACATTGTTTCTTCAGCACCTTCTTTAAAAGCTCTTTTACCTAATCCAGGTATAAATTTACCTGCAGTTTCTAATCCTTGTAATACACCAGCTTTAGCTCCAGCTTTCATTCCTCCAAGAACACCTACTTTAGAACCTAAACCCATTTTTGCTCCATATGCTATTTTTGGTACTAATGCTGTTGTTCCCATAGTTGCCCAGTTAATTGGGTCTAATGCTACATCTAAAGCGAAGCCTAGAGGTGCAGAAACCAAATTAGAAATACCATAACTTCTCATAATGTCTCCATATGTTCCTTGTTCATCTACATTTGCTTTTATATTACCTAAAAGAGAGGACTCAGTCCCCTTTCCTAATAAATGTTCAACTGCACCTGCACCAGCAGACATAGGAGCACCTAAACCTTTTAATACTC